GCCCCGGCGGATATCCGCCGGGGCTGGGATCAGTCGGCGAGCGCCAGTGCGATAAGGTTGCGGCTGGGCTGGCCGATGTGGTCTTTGGGTTTGTTGTGGTAGAGGCAGTGGAGCAGGTCGGCGCGCAGTTCGGCTTCGCTGAGGTTGATGCCTGTGTCTTCGATGTTGAAGTAGGGTTCGCCGAACTGGAGGCCGTAGCGGGCTAGGAGATCGTCGGTGTCTTCGCCTCGGTGCTGGGTGAAGTAGTCCTCTTCGCTCATGGTGTCGCCTCCCGGATCATCGTATTGAACATTTTAGCTGATTCCGGCATGAAGTTCTCGATGATGGCCCATGCGGCGGGGTTGGCGAGCTGGGCGTCGAGCATTTCGGCGAATGCCTCCGATGATTGGTGGCTTCCTTGTTGTTGGAAGTATCCGTTGGGGTGTCCTACGGTTTTGGGGTAGTCGTCGCCTAGCGCGGCTTGGAGCATGTCTTCGATGTTGCGGTCGGTTTTGGCGGTGCCGCGACGTACTTGCTGGCCGAGTTCCCAGAGTACGTGTTGGCGGTCGGATGGTTTGCCGTCGGCCATGAGCATCGCTTGCGTGCTGTTGTAGAGGTTTTGCGCGTCCTTGTTGAGCGTGTCGGCGAACATGGTTCCGTGGTGCGGACCGCTGGAGTACATGTTGCGGTCGAGTAGCCAGTCGAGCATGTGGCCGCTTTCGTGGAAGAGGTTCTGCACTGGGCGGTGTGCGCTGTCTCCGGCCATGACGGTGTCGAGGTTGAGGTGGATGCCGCCGTCGGAGGGGCTGAAGTAAGCACCTTTGGACAGCCGTGTTTCTTTGATGTCGTATTGGGCGGCGTATTTGGCCCAGAGCCTCGCCGCGTCTTTGTGCTCGGTTTTGCTGAGCAGCCGGTTGACGCGGCGGGTATACGCTTCGCCGAGTTGTTGTTCGAGTCTGCTGCCTCGCGGGATGCGCAGGTCTGGCGAGAATTCTGATCCGTCGGTGAACGATTCCGGCGATTCGCTGCGCATCCACGAGAGCACGGTGTTGAGATCGCTGCCGGCTCCGGCCGCTTTGGCGGCGTCCTTTGCCTGCTGGTATATGGCCTTGAGTTTGTCGGGGTCGTAGCCGTCGATCTCGGTCTCTCCCCATGAGGGGACGATCTTGCAGTCGCAGTCGTGGTGGTATTTGTGCCATTTGCCGGCGGTGTCCTCACTGGCATAGACGAAGCCTCGGGATGCGAGCATGGCGCAGAACGCGCAGGTTTTCCCTTGGGGCACGCGGGCGTATTTGGGTTTGGTGGGGTCGTTCTGGGCGGTGAGCCGGCCTGTGAGGCGGGCGGTTTCGTTGATGATGTCCTTGGCGAGGCGCGCCCAGTCGTCTTCGGTGTAGCCTTGCGTGTTGACGGCCCAGAGGTAATCCATGGTCAGGCCGGCTTTGCTTCGGCCGTTGATGACGTCGGTGAATTTCGCGCCGACGTGCATGGTGTTGTTGTAGCCGCCGACGATCTGCCAGAAGGCTCGGTCTGAGCTGACCTGCGCTTCGGTGTAGTCGGGCATGCCGATGCCGGCGGCCTCGGCCCATGCGGCACGCACGTTCCTGTAGTAGTCCTGTGCGATGAGGTTGGCTTTGCGCGCGTAGTCCTCCAGTTGGCGGCGGGCTTCGGTGGTGGGATCATCGCCGAAGTAGAGGCTGTTGGGCACCATCGTCTTGGCTTCGATGATGAGATCGGCGAGTTCGTCCTGATAGTCGTCCCACAGGTCGTTAAGGTGCTCGTTGAACGCTTTACGCTGCGCCGGATTGAGGTTGTTCAGCGGCAGGCTGTTGCTGTCCATTGGCTGCGTCCTCCTGCGTGTCGGTCTTGGCGGTGGCGATCTTGGCGCGAAGTTCGTCGATGGCGTTCTGCGTGCGCTGCTGTCTCTCGTAGGCCCGGTGGGCGTTGATCTCGTCCCATGTCAGGCCGGCGCGGCTCAGGCCCACGTCGCTGTCGGCGAAGGCTGGGTTGGTGGACGCGACCTTCTGGTACCAGTCGGCGCGGGCGGCGTCGCTGGCTTCCTTGGTGGGTGCCCAGATCGGCCGCAGTTGGCGGATGTCGGCTTCGTCCGCGCCTTGGGCGGCGAGCGCCATGGCGAGGATGCTTTTGATGCTTTCGCCGAAGCGTTTGTTTTGCCGGTCGGCGGTGCGGGAGAGTTTGCGTTCGGCTTCGGCCATGGCTTCGGCGCTGGCGGGGTTGTCCATGGTGATGCCGAGGTCGTTGACGGGGATGTCGGTTTCCGAGCTGACCATGAGGGCAACGGTTTTGAGCATGTCGGAGTGTGGCTGCATCGAGGCCTGTGTGAGTTGGCGCAGTTCGGGTTTTTCGCCGTTGCGGCCGGCGGGGATGCCGTTGATGACGCTGACGATGCTGCCCCATGTGTCGGGGCTTACCTGTCCTTTGTTGGCTCCGAGGAACCAGATGCGTGGTGCCGCGTAGAATTCTGCGGTCGCTTCCATGCGCACGAGGGTGCGCAGTCCGAGGTCGGTGAGGGCCATGAGTGGGCGGGTGATGCGGCTGGAGCCGAGGGGGCGGTAGAGCTGTTGGTCGCTGACGATCGGTACGACGGTGGGTTGGTCGAAGCCGGTTTCGATGCGTTCGGCCTCCCATGTGCCGCTGTTGCGGCGGCACAGGTAGACCTTGCCGGGCAGCCATACGTCGAAGCGGGTGATGTAGCCGTCTTTGTCTTTGTCGCGGATGGTCATGGCAGCGCCGATCCTGTCGTTGCCCCAGTCCCATAGGGCGCTGCTCCAGTCGGCGGCGCGGGGCGTGATCCTTATGTCGTCGCCGTCGCCGGAGATGGTCATGAAGCTGCATCCGTGCGTGTATGCGGACACGATGGCCTGCTGGATTTTCACGCCGAACGTGTTCGCCGCGACGAGGTCGTCCACCTGCGTTTGGAGGCTGTCGGGCGCGTCGATGCCTTCGAACACGGAAAGGTCGGCGAGCGCGCGGACGGCTTTGTTGGGCCAGCCGATCATTGGTTTTGCGAGTGCTTTCATGGCCGGCGGGATGCTGTAGGCGACGCCGTTGTAGTGGTAGTGGGCGAGGTAGTAGCTGGTGCGCAGGGTGTTGCGCATGTAGTGGCGTCGCCATTGTTTGAGGAGTTCGTTGATGGTGGGCTGGTCGTCGGGGTCCACGCCGGCGATGGTGTTGGCGTAGGCGCTTTCGATGGCGAGCCAGCCGGCTTGTCCGCGCAGGATGGGGACGTCTTCGGTGTTCATGTCAGTACCATGCTTCCTGTTGTGCGGTGGGGTCTCTTCTGGTGGTCATGGCCCCGTGGAGGGCTAGGGTGACGGCGTTGAGCGGGCTGATGTCGGTGTCGTCGTCGGGTCGGTTCCATCCGAAGAGGCCGTTTTTGCCGATGGGGCGTGTGGTGGCTTTGGCGGCGGCTTGCCAGAGTGGTTGTTGGCCGTCTTCGGGCAGGTGGGTGAGGGTGCCGTCTCTGAGCATGTCCTGGAGGCGTCCGCAGGCGCGGCCCATGTCGGTGGCGGCGGTGACGGTGACGGTGACGCCGGCTTCGGCGAGGTCTGGCAGGAGCGCGGTGGCGGGGCTTTGCCCGTCGATGACGAGCGCGGCGGTTTGTTCCCAGACCTTGTCGATGAGGTTGACGGCCCACATGGTGCCGTCGAGGTTGGTGTCCCTGTATTCGGCGAGTTCGATGTGGGCGGTGTTGTCGTCGTATCGCATGCATGCGCCGATGGTCAGGCGTGTGCGTTGGGGGTTCATGTCGATGCCGAAGCTCATGACGCCGCCGGGGCGGCGGCGCTCGATGGTGGCTTCCTCCCATTGGCGGCGGTCGATGGCCTGGCTGAGGGCGTGTTCGTCCCAGATGCCGAGGGCTTCGCGCCGGAAGTCGTCGCCGGTGAGGTTTTCCCACAGGTTGGCGATGGATTCGTCGCTGGTGTGGGACGGGTAGCTGGGGTTGGCTTTCCTCCATTGGTCGCGGTCGAGGGGGTCGGCGTCGCGGTCTGCGGTGAATTCGACGTAGAGGGTGCTGTGGGTGCGGCCCGCGCGCGTTTTGTCCCTGAGGCGGGTGAACGCTTCGCCGTTGTCCCTTGGCCCGGGCGGGGTGCCCATGTAGATGGTCTGGGGGTTGTAGGCGCGGTTCTGGGTCGGCAGCATCGACGCCATCGCCGAGTCGGACAGGTGCTGGGCCTCGTCGATGACGAGCAGGGCGATCTTCTTGACGCCTCGCAATGCGCCGCGTTCGCGGGCGCGGAAGAAGATACGGCTGCCGTTGCGGAAGCGTATCTCCTCTTTGCCGGCGGCGAGGCTGATGCCGTGGTCGGGGTCCACGAGGCCGCTCATCTCCGGCCTGAGCACGATCGCGCACAGGCTTTCGAACGTGTCCTTGATGACGCTGAAGTGCTGCGCCGTCCACACGATGCGCATGCCGGGGGTTCGGGCGGCGCGGTGGATCGCGACCCAGCCGATGTCGTAGGTCTTGCCGGTCTGGCGCGGGATCGACAGCACGGCGTTGCGGGCGCTCCAGAAGCCGTCGGCGCTTTTCGCGAGGATGATCCGGTTGATCTGCCGCTGCCAGACGTCGAACCGGTCGCCCGCCGCTGCGGCGAGCCTGTTGAGGCTGGGTTCGCCGCTGGTGTACAAATCGTCGGGGATGATCTGGCAGGCCGCCCCGTCAATCCTCGTACTCATCCAATCGTATGTCCTCCGTGTCCAGGGCCTGCATGGCCGGGTCGTGCCCGTTCGACGCCTTGTCGATCGCCTCGATCTCGGCGCTCATGTCCGCGAGCCGTTTCGTCAATGACGCGAGGTCGCGTGAGCTTATCGACCCTTCGTCGAGCTTTTCGGCGATCAGGTTGCGCATCGCCACCAGGAGGCGGCGGCGATCCCCGGAAGCGGCGGCATTGCTGACCCTATGGGACTTCGACGAGCCCTTCGAGCGAGGGGTTTTCGACGTTCTGGACACCAAGACGGCCTCCGTTCAAGTGTGGAAAAAGCCCGGGGGAAAAACGGCGCTTTGCCCGTGGTCGCCCCGGCGGGGCCGGGTGGGGTCTACTCCCCACCCCCGAACCAGTCCGAGCAGCGGATCGGCCCGGATTGGGTTGGCTCTGTGCGCTGTGGGGCCTTGCCCTGGGCGATGAGCTGGGCGACGCGCTCGCGCGCCCATGCCAGACTGTGCGTGCCTTTGATGGCGTTGCACCATCGGTGCGCGGGCCCGCTGTTGTCGTGCGTGAGCGTGCCGCCGCGCGCCAGGGCGATGGTCTCGTCCACGACGAAGCTGTATGGATGCGGTGCCTTGAGCTCGTAGTCGATGGGCCGATGGCAGATGTAGCAGTCGGCCCGCATGTGCCGCCACCGCTCGCGCTCGCGCCGGCGGCGATAGCCATTGCTGTACCGCGGATTGCCCACGCACGCCTCCAATCGAACGCCTGTACGGATCGACAGACTGCGCTCGCCGGCGGGAAGAAGAGGAAAGAACCGCCGGCGAGGCGTCTGTCTGTGGTGGTTTCTCGGGTGCCGCATACGCCGGTTGCGCACGGTGCCGGCGGCGGATGGCGGATGGTGCGGGATTCGAACCCGCGAAGCATGAGGTCGGTTGTCATGCCTGCCCGCCTAGCAAGCGGGTGCCTTCGACCGCTCGGCCAACCATCCAAGGGGATCGGATACGAAAAAAGCCCATCCCCGATGGGACAGGCTTTTCCGATACTCCGATTACACGCGACAGCGTAACACGAAACCGTCTCACGTTCAAACGTCGCCGCCGTCGCGCTCGGCGCGATCCTGCGCGCAGGCCAACAGCTCCATGATGTTCCACTCCCAATAATGCCGGTCGATGCGCCGCGTGGACGGCATCTTGCCCCGGCTGCGCCAGTTCGCCAAGTCCTTGCCCGTCACGCTCACACCCGTGTTCTCCCGCACCCATCGGGCGGCGTCGGCCTGCGTGCGCGTGATGTGCATGAGCCCCGCGCCGCGCAGGTACTCCAACCGCACGCGCTTCAAGTCGAGCCATGCGCCGCATTCGGGGCACACCGTATACCGCGCGGAGCGGGCGGCGTAGATCGGCGTGCGTATCGGCTCGTCGTCGTCCCCCTTCGTGTTCAGGCAGTTGGGGCATACGCCGACAAGACGGCGCTCGCCGGCGTGCGTGGTGGCGGTTTCGACCTTTTCCGATAGGCGGATCAGGTCGGCGTATAGGTCGCCGGCCGTGTCGAGTCGTGCGAGGTCGGGCATGTGGTGCAGCAGCAGGCGGGTGATGTCGGCCCATTGCATGAGGGTGCGGGGCCGGTCGTATCGGTCGTGGCCGATCGGTTTGACGCCGAGCATGCCGCCGGTGAGTTGCAGGTGCGTTTCCACTGCGGAGTACAGGGCTTGGGCGGCTTCGTTGACCGGCGGGGCCGCGTATGCCCTGTTGCCGTGGCGTGGCGAGCGTTCGCGGGTGGTGGCTTGTTTGTAGGCGATCTGTTGGAGGGCTGGCATGCCGGCCTTCAGGAGCCATGCGAGGCGTTTCGCCCAGTCCTTGACGCATTCCTTGCACAGGTTCGCGTCGCCGGCTGGTTTGCCGCAGGCCGCGCATGTTCGTTGTTCCATCATCCCCGCCCTTTCGCTGGTGCTATACTCGCTTGTTGGACAATGCGAGCCTCTGCCGAAAGGTGGGGGCTTTTACTTTCCCGAAGCCGTTCCCGACGTGGTGGATTGGCCGGGAACGGCTTGTTTTCAACGGTTTGCTGACT